CCTGCTGTAAGTTTTGCCAATGTGTTAGCTCCACTAGCATAAAGAATATCACCTGTGGCATATGTTGATTGGCCCGTTCCACCATAATCATCTCCTACTGCTGTACCTGTCCAAGTTCCTGCTGTAATAGTTCCCACACTAGCAATATTTGTAGTACCTGTCCAGGTTGATAGGGCCGTATTTTCTACATTGTTTAATGATAAATCTGTTTTAACATCTGCGACTTCTTCACCGATTACACCTGTTGCTGTAAATTTAGCATATTCCCCTGTCGCTGTTCCACTTCCATCAATCTTAACTGCATTAGTATCTGCTATTCCAAAAGTTAAACTGGCCTGTGCGCCAATATCTGATAAGACTTCACTAGCATTTCTTCCCTCAATCTCAGTTCCATCTATTTTAAGAAAATCATTATCTACGACAGCATCATTACATTTTGCTACATTGCCATCACTAATTCCAAATGTTAATGCATCTTGTTTTCCATTCCATGTTGAAGCACTTGCTACATAAGAATCTGCTACTGCTGTTCCCTGCCATGTTCCTACATCTATTGTTCCAACTTCTGTTAATGATGAATCTGTCACTCCACTTGCTAATTCTGTACCTGTAAGATCACCTGCATCAACACTAGCACCACCACCATATTCAAACCAAGCATCATAACTTCCGACTGTTCTTCGTATGAATATTTTTGGAATGGTTTGTGATAATGTAATTGTAGAGGCACTTCCTAGTCCTACTATCTGGCCATTGGCATCAACCGTTGAAGTCTGATTTGTTAATGCTACTGTACCACTTGTAAAAACCCATAAAACATCAAACTGTTCTGAATCATCTAATGCGAATGTTGCTGTTTCTGTTGATCCTGATAAAATTAAAATTGATTTCCCTGGCGTAACTGATGAAGCACCTGCTGTTGTTTGTGCGTCAAATCCTAAAATTCCAGCTCCTTTATCTAATGGTAAATTCCATCTGTCTTTTGATATAATTTTTGTTGCATCATTACTGCCGGTAGTTATTTCATAACCCATAGCACCCCAGCCTGTTCTAGCCATCGTGCTTCACCTCTAATATAGAGTGATAACCCAAGTGACTTGTAGAGTATCGTCCACTTCTAAATCTACTGAAGTGAAAGTTGCAGAATGAACAAGTATTGAAGTTCCACTAGCCCTCGTATTATTTAGTAAAGATGAAACTCTAATTCCTGCTACTGCGCCTGTATCACAAGTAAAAGTTTTAACTATTGTTGATGTTGCTATGTAGGTACTTGATACACCTGCATTAAACACTGCTGAATCTGCGTTTGCTCTAACTAATCCATTTGAATTTTCTTCTACTGCTTCCCATGATGCTCTATCATCATCTCTATCAGGAGTAAACGATCCATCATTGCTTAAGCCTATATATCTAGCACCACCTGTTTGGCCCGAATTATCAATATAGCATTGATCGTGAACCCATGCTGTACCCTCTGCTGTTAAAACATTATGAACGTCTTTACAAATTACTTCTTCATTTGATTTACCTGCATTTTTAATTACTGTTAAATATCCTGATCCGAATTGGCTTTCTTTTATGGTTGAATTTTTAGATAGTTTAGTATTCAGCTGTTCATCCCTGGTAGTATTTTCGGTGATCATAATGTTTTCTTACACTCCTCGCAAGGTATTGCTGGTATTAATCTACCATTCTTTAATTCTCCTTCCCATTCAAAGTGTTCAATCTTTGTGCCACAAATTACGCAAAGTGTATCACCATGAAATTTCGCCATGCTTAATATCAAATTATATGTAATAAAAGAAATTTATTCCAATAATGGATCTGAACTAATAGGTTCGGTTCTATAATCTTTTGTTACTGCTATACGCTTAGTACGGTTTGTTGGGTTAGATGTCAGGATATTGACTAATGTATTAAATGATTCTTTGTATCTATCTTCCCAATACTTAGCAGACTCAAAATTTTGTTTTCGGGCCATATACAATGAAGCTACATATTGATTTGTGGCCTGTGATGCTGTTGTTAAATCTCCACCCGTTAATGGTAATGATTCAGCATAACTTGTCATCTGATTGGTAAAATATTGATCTGCCTTACCACCTAACTGTTCCAGGATCGAATCTTCTGATTCAACGTTTAAGGGAACATTCATCAAGTCTTTAGTATCTTGTAAGGAAAAATATATGAAAGCCATTATGGATTTTCCACTTCCTCAACCTGTTCTCTTGTCTGGAATCTTAATGATTCTGTTTCAATACATGATTCATTATCTGATTGCCATATGCCTCTCTTTAAGTTAGTATAAAGTTTTTTACGATTACCACTCAAATTCCTTTGTAAAAATTCTTTCTTATTGAATCCTGCTTTTAGATTTGTGGCCATAATATTGTTTTGTTTAGTATAAATAAAAAAAGAATGTAGGGAATTATTTTTCTAAGCTCCCATTGTATGTCTAACTGCTAGCTCCAGTGATCTTACGTCCAGCGTCATTGGTGGTTTTTAATGGTTGTAACCATTGTCGTATAACCCATCCGTCTGCACCTCTGTGAGGATCTCGGAATTGTTCTGCGACTGTTGGGCCTTCTCCCAACAAAACAGTCCTACTATCAAAGACAGTTGCTACTGTATTTGTAAATCCAACATCGACAACTGATTTTATTCCTGGGAACTTTGGTAAATCAAAGACTCCGGAAATTTGTGAATCATCTGGTCTTGTTGCGGCATGAACATATGTATTGCTTAGGTAATCTGATATTACACGTGGATGTACCGTCATGGTATCTGGCCTAAAGTTATTATCAACGATAGTTTGAACTGCATCAACAACATCTCTTAATGGATTGTTTGCTGAAAAGTTTGCTTCGCTGTTCATTTCTGCCCATGTTCCACTTGCTGCCTGAGTAGTAAATCCCTCGATTGCAGTAACAATTTGTTCGTTGGCGGCTTTAGCCAAACTTCCTGCGGCTTGGTCTATTTCAAATGCCATCGGTTCGATTGTTGCTTTTAATCTGCTTTCGTCGGATTCATAAATCGAAACAACGTTCTTCCACAATCTCAACTGAGCTTGCGTAAATTTGTTTGATTTTTGATCTGCCTCTTGCAGTTCTGGTACTTTCTTTGAAGCTGAATACTTATCTGTGATTGGCACATTCAATTGCAGTTTTGGTACTGGCACTCTACGGACTGCCTGTATCGCATTAAAGTCACGCCACTCACGACGGATAACTTCTGATAGCAAATCAATAACTGTGATGTTGCTAAGTGAAGTTGCGTCTATATTTCCACTTCTATAAGCACGTTCTGCTTGTCTAAAGATCTCATGGTTAATTGGTTCAATTCTTCCATCACCCAATTCTTTTTCAGGATTTAGTTTAGCGATAGCTAACATTCCATAATCTTTGGAAAAGTCAGTACCATCTCTATCCCAATTACCCTGGTAGAATTTTCGGGTATATGGTGAATATGTAACCTGTGCATTGTTTTGTGCCATATCTATAACCCCAGCCTCACTACGATAACATCACCATCTACTGCATCCGTTGGAGTTACATCTTCATTTTCATGACAGACATATCGTCCTAAAGTTTTGGTATCTGGTGCTGATGCGCTTGGTACGCATGTAGCATCGTCAGCTAATTTTACGGAGTGGCCTACAACTATTGTTGCGCCAGCTTCTGCGTAAACGTAGGTATTTCCACTTGCTACTCGAACTGTCTTATCACCTGCTGATCCAGCTGAATTATCAACTGTTTCAACTGCGATGTAAAGTCCTTTGTTTACGTCACCCGTTGTTGTTCCTGGTTGGACATTTCCACTTGCATCAGCTTCAACGCCATCACCAGCAGTAATAGTTTTTGCTGCTGCTACAGCTAGGCTTCTAATTTCAATGCCTGTTGATCTTGCTAAATCTCCTTTCGTTGCTGCCATTTTATATCATCTCTCCTCTTATTTGTTTGAAAAGTTTATCGCCACTTAAAGTACTATCCACACTTGCATACTTTGTTACGTAACGTGGCTGAGCTTTTGCTTCAGCAACCTGTTTATAACTAGCATCCAAATCATGTAGGGTTTCTGCACTAAGTTTTGATAGTTTCTGATATTCTATTCTTGCATCGATGTTTCCAATTTTAGACTTTGAGTCAATGATACTATCAATGATTGGTTCTAATTCGGCTTTTCGAGCTTTTGCTTTTAGGGCCTTAACTTCAGACTTTAAGATTCTAATCTGCTTTGCAAGTTTTGAATCTTTTAGAAATTCTTTTTGCTTGTCAGTTAGATCAAGTTTATCAGGATCATCTGCATCCTTTTTATCTTCATCTTCCTGGGCATCTTTTTCCTCGTCGTCATCTTCATCTTCACCTTTCATAATATCGGTTTCCTCTTTGTCTTTTAATTGATCTTCAAGAGTTTGTGCTTCTTTTTCTTCCTCGTCATCAGATTCTTCGACTTTCTTTTTGTCGTTTTCATCTTCTTGACCTTTTCTCATAGTGTTTTTCTTTGACTTCTTATCCTTAAGAGAAGTAATATTTTTGCCTTTTTTCTTGCTAAACGATTGCTCTTGAAGCTCATAATCCTCATCTTCTTCTTTTTGGTTTTTCTTTGCATTGGTCTTAACTGGCCCTTTTCTTTTTCTGGGCATTGTAACCTCTGTCTGATCTGCTTTCTTTTTCTTTTTAATCAAATCAATTTTAGTAATATTCTTTAATGATTCTTGATCAATATTGGCCTGTTTTGGATAACATTCACTATAACAAATGGCTAATGCCTGATCATCTATTTCAATTCCCTCGTCAATCTTAGCCTGAATACATTTTTCAATACATTCAGTTCCAGCGAATCTGATTATTTGATTACCTGCCTTAACCTGGATATAATTACCACATGGAGATCTTTCAACGGATGCTTGTACCCTTGCTAATTGTGGTAGACAGCTATTTTCGCTACCTGAACATTTACCCTTGATTTGTGCTTTTAATACACCATAAGCTGGTTCTGCAACTGCCGCAACATGAGCTCCTTCAAAATTAACAATTATAGCTTCGCCATTACGATCAACCTCATCATCTGTTCCGAATACTATGCTTGGACTAACAAAATTTACATCACCATTCTGTATAGCCTCTTTGGCCCATGATTTGTTTATTTTGGCTACTCCATATGCTGTCTGCTTTGCTTGATCCCAACCTACTGAAATAATATCACCTACTCTAAAACGTTCCTGGATTTTCATCAAGTCATCACCACTTTCTGCTGTTGGATGACCATAATCTTCCGTAAGCACAAAAGGTTTACCAATAAAGGTATCGAGGTTTTTTAGTAAAGCTGTCTTAGTCACACCCCACTTGTTTAAGTTTAAGGATGCGTCTAATAGGAAAAATTTTACGAAATACTTATCTTCGTTTTGAAATTCAATTAGGGCCATTTATCCTCTTACTGACAATGTGGCATTATGCTTGGATAGCAGGGTATATTTGTATTAGTTGATGATGTAAACTGATTTGGATGATATTGATCTATGGTATCTTTTTTGGCCGTAAATTCAATTCCCTGGCTTAATACTGCTGATATGCTTAAGAAGAATAATAAAATAACTAACGTTGAGATTATTCCTAACCTTTCATAGTCCATTTACTATTTTTCTGCTCACTAATAATAACAGAACTATTAGGGTTTAAAATCCCATCTTCCTGTACCAACTCGTTTCTTTGTATTTCGCCATGCGTGGAAATAATATCCGATTGTAATTCCACCCAGCAAATAACATCCACATATGAAATGCCAAAACCATTCAATCATGGCAATCACATTCACATCCTACTGATTTTGCTACTTCGTTTGATACCTGCCAATAGCATCCACATTTAGCACAATGGGTTTCATTATTGGTACAGCAGGAATCATCACATTTCTTATCCATTACATCCACATCTCTGAACAGGTATCACGTTATCATTTGAATCAATATCCCAATCTTTAATTATTTTCATTTGACATTTCTCACATATCATTAAACTAATACCCTTTGTTTTCCTTTTTTAATATCTCTCATTTTTTTATATTTTGGATAATTCTGCTTTGACGGATGTGGTTTATAATTACCATTTTCATCAACTGAATCTATGCTACGTTTTATGGATCTAGTTTTAACAGGATAATATTTCGATTGAAGCCTACGCGTGATTCTCATGGCCATTGTAACTTTTTTTGTTTCTGCATTATCCTTGCCATGTAAAAAAGCAAGTCTTTGTGATGCTGAATCTAACTGTGTTTCTATTGCCTGTAATCCTGATTCAATTTCAGCATCTTTTTTTTCTTCTTCCCTGGTTCTATATCTTTTCATATCTTTAATCTCTTTTTAATTTCCAATATCTGTTTAACCTTTCTGGCCCTTTTTTTCTCAATTTCATTCAACTCCCTGATATAACGATCATATCTTAATTCAGTATTATTTTTCAACATTAACCCCACTGATTAGCCATTGCATTAGCCACTCCTGGATAAGTCCTGCTTCTATCCCTGCTTCTATTTGGCCCNGGTGACATTAAATGTATTTTTTGTTCCCTNCCATTTACAATTTTAGTAGGAATTAATTTAGGCAAATTTTTTAGCCACAAGCATGTTGATTTTGTTTCACCATGGCCGAATTGATAAGGCTGAATTATCTGATCGGGTTTTCTGATCTTGGTTGAAATAACCCCTATTGGATTTTCAATACAGATTTTTGGAATGGGTAATCCCATTAAATATTTAATAAATTCTAAGGCTTCTTTTTGCTCTTTTTGTTTTTCCTTAAACCATCTTGCACCACTAACGCATAAATGGGTACATGGTGGAAAAAATATACCTAGATCATATTCCCTATGTTCTAAATCTCTTACATCTTTTTGTATATGAAATTGATTATCCTTTTCTGATTCTATTATATCACATGAATAAGCATTATGGCCCTTTTTTCTAAATTCATCCCTGACCGTTCCTGTAAACTCACAGCCGACTAAAACATTCATTTTTCGTGATCCTTTAATTCATCAATTTCTTCTATCTGTGCTACGGCCATAACGCTTAACTTTCTGAATACTGTATGATCCTTATCGCTGATTTCATTGGGTGCTTTCTTTGCAAATGCCAATTCATACCAACCAAAAAGAATCCTATAATCATTCGGTGTAAATTTAACTTCCTGGCTCATATCTGTTTAATCCACTTACTTAGTATTTCTAAGAAGTTTGTAAACCATTTGTTCTTCCTTCGTTTAACGATTGGTTTGGGTACTTTGAGTTTTCTAGTTATCTCTTTTGTTCTTATTGGGCTAGGTTGCTTTACCTGTTCATAAGTTCTTGGGCTAGATATATCAGTAACAATTTCATGGGTAGATTTGTGGACATAATAGCATCTACAATTAGGATGCGTATCTTCTGGTATGCGTGGCCTATTAGGATCATCAATTCCGTATTCATTACCTGCCAATGGTAAGCAGATAAAATCATCTACCTTGTTATCCCTCTGCGTTGTAAAAATAACGATGTTGCTAAACCTATCGTCATTTAACAGCTCATGTGACTTTAGTGCTGCCTTTAGTATGTTTAGTATCTTTTGATCCATTTTCATCAATTAGCCTTTCAATCTTTTCTAATACTTCTGTCCTCTTTGCATTGAGCATTGTTGTGATGACTTCTGAATCAATTTGTTTTGAAGCTGAAATGCTTGGGCCAAAAGATGATGTTCCACTTGTACCTGGTAATGCAACATTCTGCTGTGGTAATATTGGCGGTGCTAATTCCAATTCCTGTTTAAATTCTTCCAAGTTAAGTAACTCCAATAATTGATTGTCAGGCATATGTGGGAAGATTGCTTTAACTCTCATTACAGCATCAACCAAATCATACCAACTTTCAACGATGATTGGTTCAAATTCTGCCTTTACTCTAACTTTAGATAATAGTTCACCCATGCCCATTTTTACCATATTTCTTTCATACCATTGTGGGCTTATGGTATCTGACATCCATTCCCTCACAGCCTTAACTGGCCCTTCCAAAAAGAATTGAATTTTTCCAATTAACGTTGCTCTATTCTGATCTTCTTCTCTACCCAGGAGTGCTGATGGTACACCGTAATTGCCTATAATTATTCTTTCATAGAAACTGGCCAACTCAACAAGCTCTTTAACTTTAGGATCAAGATCTAAATTCTTAAATTCAATTTCATCCATCGCATCAGTTGTAACTGCGTTAAACGCACCTGGATTCAAACTATTCAATAATGTATTGGCATCAAGTTCTGCGTCTGCCTTGCTACGCCCTAATTTTTTGATTATGAACATTCCATATCCTGCCCACATGGCCGTTGCTATTTCAGGCATATCAAATTCTATAATTCTTCGCCATGCTCTTGCAGCACCTACAACTCGTTGCATATCTGAATAACCATACCACATTGTTCTTCTGCGTGGGCTATCTGGTTTATTTACAAAGTAAACCATTTCATCAGGATAAATCTCATCCGTAGGGAATGTAGTGTAAACCTTTTCCAAACCCCAATCTTCCTGTTTAATGAATACTCGTCCTGTATCTCTTGGATGTATTATCTTTAGATTTTGTGGTAATCCTTTACCCTCCCACGTTAATACACATCTTCCAAAAATCCTTGCCATTGTTGCCGCATCAGCAAGTTTATGATTCCAATTTACTTTCTGATCATAATGTATTAATTCATTTAATTCGCCATCATATTTTTCTAATTCTTTTCTTACCTGTTCTTCATCCATATTTTGATCGTCTATTAATTCAAACGTAGGCTTTACTCCACCACCCATTGCATATTCAATTAATTTATCAATGGCCGTACCAGCAATACTAGACGACCAGGCATCTTCAAAATATTCTAATTCAGAATCAGTATAGGCAGGTGTGCTATACATTCTTAATACATCAGCAGTTTTAAATTTTTTACTCGCCGAAGCTAAACGCGACGACGGGAATGCCTTTCTATCCTTATTTCCTGCTAATTGTTCTTTTGCAGTTTTTATCTTTTTAGGCATATTGTTTTTCAGAACTATTATTTAATAAGCAATAGTTTTACGGATAATAGACCTCAGCTGAAATAGATTCCATATAATCAGGCACACCCGTACCCAATTCATCCAACTTTGTTTCATATCCAAATCGCTTAGTAGCACTTGTCATTTTCTGCTGTGGAACTTCCTGACGCTTGATATAATGCCTACCAATAAAACAGGCTAACATTAGGGCCATTACTGTGTCATCATGCTCATTACCCTCTGCGTAAAAACTATGCTGACCTGCTTCGCTGATATGCTCTGTAAAGATCGTTAATTGCCTTTTTAATTCTTCTATACCCTCTGTTGTTTTTGTTGGGAATTTTATACGATTAGATTGAAACATACGGGCCATCCATACAACCATTTCGTTTTTGCTCATAACCTTACCTGCTGCAATTTTTTTCTGATCCTTTAATTCCCTGGATGTAAAGACAGGTATCACATTTTGTAGTCTATGTTGATAGGCCAGTGATTCCCATACATGCTCACCCGTATTATTAATCTCTAATACATAATGATCAAAATGCTTATCAATATCAATATTAGCAATATCCTGCTCAACGTCAATATAGTTACGATGTAGCCAATTCTTAACCCCTAAAACGTATATGTTATCATTTTTGATTTCAATGCCCACAAAGGAAAAACTATCCCTTTTTTTACCAGGATCTAAACCAGCGATTCTCATTTCTTAATCGGTATTTTTATTTCGGTTATTATCTTATCAATCAGTTTAGCCTGTTCCCAATTAGTCTGCGTTAGCTTATCAATCAACATCTGTTGCTGTTTGATTATCATATCATGTTTTTCAATCGTTTCTTGCTGGGCATCTAAAGCTGTTGCTATCTGCCATAATGTAGGTAAATCTGTTAAATTAATCAATATATTTCTGCCTCATATTCTTCATCTGAATTGTCGCTTAAGTGAAATATTGATCGTTCTGTGGTAGTATATTGATTAAGATATTCCTGTTCCCCATCTAACGTCTTATCCTTTAACATCCGTTCAGCATCTGCTTTCGTATAGATAAAACCAATGGCCTGATGAATATTATATTTTAATTTCATATAGTCGTTGGCTTCCTTATCAATTTCATAAAAGAATCCACGCATACCATTAGGCGTTGAAATCATATACAGATCTGATTTATTTGTATCAACGATTGGTTTAATGGCGTTCATAACCACGCTGTCATCAATAAGTTTGAAATGTGCGGCTTCGTCTATGAATATGGCTGCAATCTTTGTATCACCCCTTATAGCATCACTGTTACTTGGAAATCCCTCTATCTCTGTTCCGTTGGCCAATTTGATATACAGATCTGTTTTCGATTGAACAATGGCATCAGGAATATTATGGAATAATTCTGCGAATCTTTGCATGATTTTTTTAGTAGTTTTTTCCCTTGTTCCTGCAACTATCATTATCTTATGTCCAGCATATTTGTTAAAGCAATGATAGGCCAAAATGCGAAGAACTATCTCTGTAAATCCTATCTGCCTGGATTTGTTTACATGGAATTTATTATGCTTTGTGTTTACCGTATAGTTAAAAAATTCTGTTTGATATGGCATTAAACCCATTTGTTGTAACGTGCTTGGATGTCTGGGTAATCCTATGATATGCTGAAAACAACAATTCTCTTTTGGTTGTGCCTTACCACAAAAGAAACTTATATCCTGATAATTATTTTTGAATAGATTTGGATTTATTTGCTCTTGTGTTGTCGGGAACATTGGTTCGCTGAGCTTGGTTGTTAGATCCTTCTTCTTCATTATGTAACAAATGTGGCCCATCTCTTAAAAGCCTAATTAGATCAATCGTGGTTTCTACCTTTAGCCTTTCAGCTTCCAATCTATCCTTAGCATCATTTGTACCCGTCTTATCATTGGCAATTTCTTCACAAGTATGGATAGTCCTTTGTAATCTTTCTCTGGCCCATAAGATTTCAGATTCTAAATATTGACTTGATTCCTGTTGAAGCTGTTTCTTATCTTCTGCGTATATATTAGTTAAATGCCATCTGAATGTTGAATCGGCCATTTCCATATGTTTTAGTATTTCAGGCTTGGTTAATCCTAATGAAATCAATCTACGGATTTCAATTCTTACCTTTGCTAACTCCATCTTGGTTTTTTTGGCCATAATTAAAACAGGGAACTAATATATTTAGAAAGTTTCATTTCTGCTAAGATATGCTAAGATAATTTTTTTGCCTCAATTTTGTCCCAGGGAAAGACTACATAACTTTGATCCGTCGTGATTTCTGCTGCAAAAGCATTTTTAGGCAATTCTTTTCCCTTTCTTACTAATAGGAAATAGCATGGTATATCCTTATTCTTTGCTTTACGCTTGATTTTTGTATATGTTTGGCCAGTATCGTATATATCATCAATAAAAATATCTCCCTTAATCTCAGTTTCATCCACATAGATTTGTTTGATACCCCTACTATCTGCCACCAATCTTGCAGGAATAAGACCACCTCTTGATACGGTTGATATGGATTTTACTTTTATACCCCTTAATTCATTTGATATTCTAGTAATCAAATGTTCAATTTCGGCCCATGAGAAAACAGGTTGTTGGGCATTTTCCCCATCCAGTAAAGGATCATATTTTAGTGCTGTAAGCAGGGTTATTTCCTTTTCAGGTATATCTATTTTTTTTGCTAAAACATCAATAGGAATCGTCTTTTGTAGTTTTTTCAATACGTTTCCTGTTTCCGTAGGCGTTAAGAATCCACGTTCACGATTAATCCTGATTGTTAGAATCTTAGCCTGGTCGTCATCCACATCCTCAATTATGCAGGGAATCTTCTTAGCACCTAGCTTCTTTAGGGCCAAATACCTATGTTCTCCGTCTATGATTATGCCATTCTTATTTACTATGATTGCACCAAAAAACTTGTTATTCTTAATACCATCCGTTAATGAACTAAATAATAATGGTGGCATATAATTTGGGTTATAATTATTCGGCTTTATTTTGGCCGTATCAAGCCATTTAACTTCATTTGAATATTCTATTTCGTTTGACATTTTAACTCCTTTAATTCCTTAAATGCGTTTAACTCCCTTTCTGCTTGTAGCCATTTGTAAATACTATAAACCCATAACGTATGTACGTTACTCACTGATAATCGTGATTTGCTCTCACGCTTGATAGTGGCAATCATGCCCGTAACCGAGTAGGTTCTATTATAGACAGATCTTCTATCACTTGTGGTTGAATCTACTGATGTAACCCTATCATTAACCCTGTATAATATTCCAATATCAGTAGTGCCAAATAGATGAATCTTTTTGTTTTTGGGAATCCTATCTAATACATCCATTATGGCATTTATTCTTCTTCTCTTTTTCTTTACCATCGTTTTGATTGCCAGGCCACCGATTGCAATATAATCTGATTTCTTAATGTAATAATCCAGGTAACTATATGGTTCGTAAATATGATATGTTGGTATAACCTTTAATCCTGCTTTAGTCATTTTATCATAGTTTTGTTTTGTTTTTTCAGCATCCTTAATATCGTCCAACGATGCGATATGCGCAACCCTGTCCTTATTGGCCTTACAAAATTCAATATACTCATCCAGGTTTATTTTCTCATTTAATGTAAAAGCTGAATAAGCACCCGAATCCAAAAATATTTCTGCGTCAGGAACGAGCTTGTATATCCCACTGATTACATCATTTTTTAATTGATAAAAATATGAAACGAGAAATCTTTTCGCACCTGCTTTGGCATAGGGCCATATTTGAAAGTCACTGATTTCAGCGAAATAGATCTTCATTTTTAATCCTCATTAGAAATTCTGTCTTTACTTCTTCATTTCTGAATCTGCCTTTCAATACCTGGGAATTGACTGTAATTGTGCTTGTGTTAATTCCCCTACCAAACATACAGGTATGTATGCAAGATAAGGCCACGCCCAACCCTAACGGATGTAAAAGATCATCTAGGAAGCTTGCTATTTCTTCCGTTATGTTTTCTTGTAACGTTGGCTTTGAACATATCTTATCTACTGCCCTTTGAAATTTTGATAAGCCTAGAATTTTGCCCGTTGGAATATAACCAATATAGCAATAACCAAAGAATGGTAATAAGTGATGCTCACAGAATGAAAATAATTTAATCTTATTGATTACTATCATTTCATCGTTTTTTGTATCGAATGTAGTAAACCTATCATAGTTTCTTTTTGTTTCTAATTCCTTTGAAAAATTCATAACCCTGGATTGAGTTTCTTCTGGGAAATCCTTGCCACCCAGCAGATCAAAATATTCTTTAACGTTCAAATCAGATTAATCCTCTTGGCACATTTAACACATCTGACTTTTAGTTTATTTTTGGCCCTAGAAGTTATTATTTCATCTCCTACCGTAATGGATTTACCACAAGTATAGCATGATGTATTACCATTTTTTTCTAGCAAGGGCCATGTTGTAGATTTAAGGATATATTGCTTCATCGTAATCTCTTACCACATTTTAAACATCGTAAAACATTCTCTGTATTCCATTGTTCCCCACAACATTCAATCATTTTATTTCATCTTTTCTATCAATTCTTCAAGTTCAAATGCCACAAGATCTCCACTACATAATGCTTTGATGATCTGTTTAATCGTCATCTTAATTTCATTACCTTATGTTGCTGTAACATAATATTCCAATCAGTTAGTTTATACTTTAAGATCATTTCGGAAATTTTACCAATATCAGAATCAACAGGTTGTAGAGTTTTTACTCCATCATAGTCTTTAAAATAATCCATATAATATTTCAAATCCTTTTCATTTGTAACTACGCATTTTACTTCATGGGTATCTTCTAGTATTTCTTTTTTGAAATCCATCTTAGAGTATAGCATTTTTGGAGAACAGCAAACCCAATCCATTTTTTTAACTATTGAATGATAATACATTCCACTTGTTTCAATCTGTACGAAAAATCCTCTATGCTTTAACATTATTACAAGCTGTGAAAGATCCTGCTCTAAGGGTTCGCCACCCGTAATACAAACCCATTCTGCACCGCTTTGTTCTGCTCGTTTAACTATATCTGCTTCTTTAGTTATAGCATCTTGTGGTCGCCATGTATATTTAGTATCACAAAAATAACAACCAACAGCACATCCCTGCGTTCTTACAAAATATTGTAATACGCC